AATAATACAAATAAAGGCAGAGCAGAACCCGTGGGTGGTACCATGGGGGATGCGGGAGGTTCCCGACCAAAGGACGTTGAACGACGCACACTCACAGAAGCAAGTGATACCGCACCTAGCATGGGCTATGGGGTGGAAATCAGTGGTGACGTGTACGTTGAACAACAGACGATGGTTCAGAATATCCGTAGGAAAGTAGTGGCTTGGCTAGCAAATCTACAACCTAAAATTACCGGCAACAGTAGAGTTCACTGTTGTCGGCGCGTGGTTCGATCAGTTAATAATAATCTTGTTGATTGGATCGAGCCAAATGAGGACCCCATGGAGGTTGGGGCATTACTTGCAGTCGTGGACAGTGACGTGGTCATTGTCCCACCAGTAACAGACTGCATCGCGTTGGTGAACGAACCAAGGGGACAACCACCGTCCCGATTTGATGAACAATGTGTTCATGTGAGCTCCAGCAGAAGGAAGCGAAACAGAAAACGCAAAGTTCATCGAATACCCGTACTGTCGGGAGAAATCGCGTCTCAAGCAAGACAACGATTTGGGCCAATTAAAGATTCCCCAAGGAATCGGATGTTGGTCAGATCGGATATTGCAAAGAGGGTGGCAGCGAATCGCAAACTAGGCACAACAAACTACGTGAATCTACGAGAATGTGATGCTGAGTTGTTAATCCAATATGCAGCAGGCATGTTTTGGATACCGACTCAGGAATCAATAGATACACTACAGATGTTGAAGACCATGGGCGCGACTAGCCGACAGGACCCCCGCAACGAGCAGGTTGTGGAGGTTACGGAAGAATGAAGCGGCTTAGCGCTTTTACATGGAACCTCTTCCAAGTCTAAGGTAGCATCATCTCAAATTGATGAGATTAATGCAAACTATAGACGGTTCAGAGGTGGTAACACATTCCGTGTAAAGAGAGCTAGGCAGGCAAGTGGCCAGGAGGCCAGGGTATATTACCGAGTTAGACGCGGTAATGGACCCAATTGGGATATGCCCAATAATGACATAGATAGTGTGTCCCACGCGATCCTGGAGAGAGTATTCTTTACCAAGGACAATCGTGGGGGTTTTAGGCCCGCACCTAAACCCTACGACGTTGAATTATACCCTGGTTTTAACACCATGGCACGAATTCAGATCGCACAAACACATATCTTACAACAGACCGAATCATTCCGTATGCAGATGTATAAGATGATAAGCGAATATGGCCGAGTTAGCCCGTTAACAACCGATGAATTTCTGGCATGTTACGGCGGAGCGAAGCTTAAAGTTTATAAGCAAGCGGTGGAATCACTTAATGAGAAGTTGTTAGGTGATGCGGACTGTAGGGTGAAGACATTTACGAAGGACGAATACAGGAAGCCCGGCGGGGCCCCAAGAGCGATTCAACCACGATCACCCAGGTATAATGTCATGATGGGTAGGTATATCAAGCATTTGGAACATAGATTGTTTGAATATATTGACAGGATCTTTGATCCAGTTGGAGACCACAGGACAGTGGCAAAGGGGATGAGTATGGATACTCGAGGAAGTGTGATACATGATATGTGGAGCAGCTACGATGACCCAGTTGCAATTGGTCTTGATGCGTCGAGATTTGACCAACACATAAATCCATTACTTTTGAACATCGAACATGATTTTTACAGAGCAGCATCCACGGGAGTGGGTGACTTGATGCCAACTCTGAATTATCTGTTACGACATCAAATGGTAAACGTGGGAAGATATTACGACAAAGCCGGTGGCTCTATTAAGTACCAAGTAGTAGGAAATCGAATGTCAGGGGATATGAACACGAGTTTGGGTAACGTGATAATCATGTGCTGTTTGATGAACAGCTATATGAAACATGTGGGCCTCGAAGGAAAGGCCAAAATGCTCAATGATGGGGATGATTGTGTGATAATTATGGAATCACAACATGTCAAGCAGTTCAGGAAAGGATTGGAATATTGGTTTAAGCGTATGGGTATTACCATGTGTTATGATGGGATATACACACAGCTGGAGCAGATTGAGTTTTGCCAAGCTAGACCAGTGTGTATCAACGATAAATACAGATTGATACCTAGACCTACCAAACGCCTCTATTCAGATTTAGTCACAACGAAACACCTCGCCTCACGCAAAGTCTACCACAAGTGGATGGGAGCGGTAGCGGGGTGTGGTTTGGCTGGATCAGATGGAGTGCCAATATTCAGGAGCTTCTACAAGTGGATAGCACGCAGCAGCTACCCTTGGATACCAGATAAGGATGATTACTACTATAAATTTAGGAGTGATCTGACTGCTGGTATGGAGTATCGGAACTTGGACATCAGCTGGAAGTCGCGCATAAGTTTTTACCATGCGTTTGACATAACACCGGATGAACAAATGTCGTTAGAATGTTATTTTGATGATAAGATGAAGCTGCAGTGGTCACCTCCGATAAAGGGGGAGGTCACATGGTCGTATGATCCTGATCAAACCGTAGCAATGGGGGAACAGGCAGATACACCGCTGTAAGCCGTAAGGAAGACGTATATACTGCGCCCGCCAGGATTGGAAATGCTCACTCTGGTTACGGACCGGGAAGACAATGAGTCCTTAGTCTTCCTGGTAGCGCTTTGTGAGTAATGGGAGTTCTATTTAGAACAGGTTGCTAGTCCTCGTGCCCGTAGATGTGATGAACATCCAGTAGGTGAGAACTAGAGGGCGATCGGCTTTGTGGACTGAAGCATCCACTCTGCTTAAATTAAGGCTTTCCTAAATTTATTTCAAACACAAAACAAACCGCGACACGTCGTCCTCGCGTACAAGGAAGTGACGGCATGCTTAGGGTTAGGCATCGTGAGTACATTAACCCAATTGACGTTGAGAATGCGGCTTTCGAGAGACCAAGTCTTACTGGACTTGGTTTTGTTAAACATGCACCTCTCCGTTATTCAGTTAATCCAGGGGATGGTACCACCTTCCCATGGTTGTCGGGCTTGGCAACGAGATTCGAGAAATACAAGTTCAACAGTATTCGGATTTCGTATAAACCGAGTTGTCCGACGACCACTCAAGGTGGCCTTGCTCTGGTCGCTGTTTATGATCCCGCAGATACTGTACCCAGTCGTAGGAATCAGCTATTCAACGCTGAGTCTTGCGTTAGGGGTGCTGTCTATGATTCCATGACCATGGATCTCAAGAAATACCACTTGACGAAGGAACTCCACGTGCGTGCACTCCACCATGGATTGGTTGACGCTAATGAACTCAGATTATCTGATGTTGGTTATTTTGTAGCAGTTGTTATGAACACCAACACAGACATCCAGTTCGGAGACTTATTCATTGAGTACGACATCACATTGAGGGGACCGAAAGTGGGAGACGACCATGCTAAGAGCGCGTGGATGGAGTTTACAGGTGATGGCACATCAATGGGATTCGCCCCATTTGCACTTACACCATACAACAACACAGCAAATTCGGAGTTGACCGTTGATCCCGGCAATCACATGAACCCAAAATCGACACTCAAGGTCGACATTTCACATGATGGCACTACGGGACACAGAGCGTATGTTTACAACTCAACAATTAATGATAACGATACGCATTGCACCAGGTTGAGATTCCGTGAACCGTTCAGTGGAGTTATGACACTACATTGTGACCCGGACAACTTCGGGGAGAATTCATCGATAGATATTGGTGTGAATCACGTCACTAGACCATCCACTGATGTTGCAGTCAGAGCCAGTACTGAACCCATTGGCAACATTCAGCAGCAATCAGGACAAACAGGACACACACAATTTAGCTATGCGGTCAACGCAAATGGAGGCGATGTGATAGACCTGATTGGCAGGAGCCTAACTGGGATTGGATCCTGGGCAGGCAAAATAGCAGTGGCGTTTAACCAAGCATCACCGGCGCTGATGGAATCAGCAGAAATACTAGGTTTTGCAATCTAGTTCCAACAGGACCACACCTGGTAAAGGAAAACGAGTGAGCTCGACGGACCAAACCGTACAAAGGCGCTAGTGTGGGGCGAGAAACCACACATGTCAATGGGACCACACCCACCAAAGGAGCTAATAGTGGGCTGAGCACTATGGACCACACCGAACAAAGGTCGTGTGACTACGATAACAAGTCAACAACATGCTTGTCTAGTTGATGGTTGGGTGACTGACCAATTCAATCAAACCAACATTCATTGCCGTCCCTTGAAATATGGCAAAATAGGGTATAAAGCCGCAGACACCAAATGCGAGGAACGAACGATCTGCCACCTCACCCGTGGTCCCCGAAAAATGGATATACGTGTAAGACGCATTAAGCGCAATAGAACCAATAATCGTGATCAACGAAATCCCATATGTGTTAGTATCTCGCGGATCTCCCCACCAGGAGAGGATGAGGTTGTAAAATAGTCGGAACTATCAACTCCCAAGTGTTACTAGGATTACTTGTCCGTGGTGATGTAATTTCACTAGTCGTCAAAAGGCGCCACACTTCCCAATATAGTGTGAAGACCCTAACCGGGCAGAAGGATAA